CCCCCCTTCGGGGGGGACTACGCCATCTTTTAGTTCTATCTTTTTCTATCTTTTTTTACCTTTCTTTTTCATCTTCCGAGAGATTTTCTCTTCTTACTCTTTCTTCAATCTGGATGACCCCCCGCTCTGGATGACCCCTGACCCCCCGCTCTGGATGACCCCTGACCCCCCTGCTCTGGATGACCTCCCGTGCTGCTCGGCGGGTGGGGTGGGGTGGGGCGGCGGTGGCGGCGGTGGCGGTGGCGGCGGCGGCGGACGAAACTGTATGATGTGTGTGTCCTCACGCTTTTCAGAAAAAATTGAAATCATATTCAATCAGTATCCAGAATACACCGTCTCAAACAACTCTACGATGTTCGCCAACTTTATCAAAACCGCCGCCTCTGCTTTTGGGATTCGTTCAAAATATCCCGCTGTTCTTATGGAGCGTATCGTCCAATACCCCAACGATGTCTGTGTCCTCTGCCTCAAATCTGGAATCAAACGCCTCGACTCTGGTTGCTGTGATGGTTGTGATTTATTCGCCGAACTTCTCATCAGCGACACGGACTTCGCCGAAGATGTTGCTGAAATCATCGAGCAGTCCATCAACAGACCCAACTTACCCGAGTTCGTTCATCTCCAGTTTTCCGCCCTCGCAGGTATTACCCACTCCCTCTTTGTTCCTGACACCTCCATTTTCTCCAATCCAGACAAACACCTCTTCTACGGGTGCCTCACCCGTGCGTTCTTTCGCACTCGCTCGATGTATTTCAGGGACGAAGAAAAGGCGTTCATCATTCACCCAAGGTTCGCCAAGTTCCTCTTCGAACAACCCAACGTTTCGTTCGAGGATATGAAAAAAATGTCCTATTGCTGGATGACTTGCGTTCAAGCATCACTCCAACTCCCCTCGTCGGGCGACATCATTCCCGACTTCTTCTTGAAGGAAAATGAAGTCGAAGGACAGTTCTGTCACTTCTGCGACATCCACCCCCAAGAAAGAAAACTGACTGTCACATCACAAATCTCCCGCGACATCGACGGAGACATCACCGGCGGATTTCGTCTTGAAGATGACCGTGAGATTCCTGTTGAAAATAGGGGTCTCGCACTTCTTAACGGATTTCCCGTTTATGAAATGTCGAATGATTGTGCGGGCGGAAAAGGGGGTCGCGTCAAAGCAATCCTCCACAAGTCATTCGCCAAACCTCAAATCTTCATCGACCATATCTGGGAGAAAAAAGTCGGTCAAAAACTCTTCAAGCAGACCAAAAAAGACCAAGAACAAGAACGCAAAGAAAAGAAAGAACGCCAGCGTGAAGAACAACGCCAACTCGACCGCCAACGCCGCGAAGAAGAAACCGCCCTCCGTGCCGCCCGTGCGACCCTCGTCACCGCTGTCGCCAAAATTGATGCCGACCTTGAACGCATCAATCATCTCAAAGAACTCAACCGCGAAGTCGCTCTCAAAAATCGCAAAATCTTCGAACGCAAAGAAGCAGAAAAACTTGCCGCCGCCGCCGAGCAACGCCACGCTGAAAAACTCAAACAAAAAGAAATCGAAAGACTCAAGTTCATCACAAAAAAGAATTAACTTTGTGATGAAACTACTGGACTGTGGTGTCCTTTTTTTTAACACCTGATTTTACTCTTCAACTTGGCGAGCATCTCCTTCATATTCTTTGCTCCGCCCTTCGCGGTATTCAACTCCTTCTTCATCCGGTTCGCTTGTATCGTCTCCGCCGAATCGTCCAGTTGCCCCCTTCCCGCCATTTCTCGGTCATACATATCATCCTCCTCGCTCTCCATATCCGCCTCATCGCTACTGCTGATGTAATCCGCATCAGGTATGAATCCCATTCGCTTTGATGAACCAAATATCCCTATCGGCATCTCCACACCTTCCTCTATATCCATACCCGCTCCATAAGGAGCAGTCGGCATATTTTGTAACGCCATCATCATCCCCGACCAATTTCCTCTGTCCTGAAATCCCGGATGGAGTTCCAAATCCATATATTCCTCATCCATTCCCGCCATATCTGCTGATACAACACCGTTTCCACGACCATACATACCATCACCCACACGCGGATTCATCGGTGCTCCCATCGTATTCGCATCATAAGGTATATTCAAAACACCCCCGTCCCTCGCCCTTATCTCCGCCCTTCGATACTTCCGCTGTGCTACTGCTGCTGCCTCTTGACGCTGCCTGTTTTGAGGGTTTGCCTGTAATGCCGCATCTGCCGCCGCTACTGCTATTCTGTTTCCTTCCAACTCACGGATTAGATTTATCTTCGAGCGATTTAATACCGCTTCTCTACCCTCCGCTGGTTGCTGTGGTTGAACCGGTGGTGCCACCTGTGCTCCCGGTGGAATATTCGCAAGCATCGCATTATACGCCGCTATGTCAGCGTCCCAAACCGCGTGTGCTCCCGGTAATCCTGCCTGAAGTCTCGCAATTTCCCTTCTAATAAATCCCGCTCTGTCCTGGATGACGACGTTATTCGCCCTAAACCACGCAGCAATCGCCCTGCCTGACAAAAGATTCGCCTGTGCTGCCCCTGGTGCGTTTGCCGCAACTGCCGCTTCTGACGCGATACGTGCGTTAAGCAACGCATCTGGTATATCAAAAGGCGGTTCTACTGGTGGAGGCGGGATTGCTGCTCCTGGTTGAACCGGTGGTGCCACCTGTTGTTGTCCTGGTTGTGGTGGAGGAGGGGGTCTTGGAACATTCGGTCCAACAATCGGAATCGCCGCCGGTTGTCCTGGTTGTGCCGGCGGTGCCGGTATATCACTTGGAGGTGAAAAATTAACCGGTCTTAAATCGTTATTATTTATATTATCGTATGCCTGTAACACCGCACGAAACTCCGGTATTGGGTTCCCTGCCGCGTGAGCGTTTAATATCTGCTCCAAACTCGGTTTTACCGCATCAAACTTATCCTGTATCGCCATCTCTTCACGCGAAGATAATTTACCAGTCCGTCCATACAATCTTATATATGCTGTCGCTCGATTGAATGCTGAAAGAAACTCACTTATGCCCTGTGTCAATTTACCCGCCTCCGCCGGTATTGCCATCGATGAAACCGCCTGTGATAATGACGATGACATCTTATCCAAAAATCCACCTAACTCATAAGCAGTCTTACGGTCAAGTTCATCCGGACGCAAGTTTTGTTCCTTGCTCTGCTGGACGAATGGATAATTCAATTGATACGACCTCTGGGCGATACGAGCATCTTCATTCAAAACCTCCGCAATCTCTCGCGACCGCATCGCCCTATCTAAATCGGTTCCTCTATGTCGGTTCATTTTATAATGGTTATTCCTTATTTGTTTTTATTATTAATTTCTGGTTTATTCATTTCTTATAAAGTCCATTCTCCTTTATGTATTTTGATGCCTGCCCTAATTTCAATCCCTTTTCTGCCATCACCTTCTTAATCATAACCCCATACGCATTAGAGGTGCCTCGTCGAGTCAGACCAGAACGAACCGCATTTCCGCCATAAACCGCCTGTAAATTATTGACCTGTGTGAGCGGGTGCGAACCACCCTCCAAAACCAACGATGGATTCGCCTTTGCTGACCGACCTGTCGTATTCTCCATCTGTGTCCCATTCCACATATTATCCGCCGCCTTCTCAACTACCGCCGCTGCCTTCTTCTGTGCCTTCGGTTTAAACCCCCGCTCCGCTACTATCGCACCCATCGAATTATCACCCGATATTTCCAATCCATCTCGCTCCATCGCTCTTGAACCGCCCCTTCCATATCCGTAATCCTTGCCATACTTCTTCTCCCACCTATCTCTTTCCTCTTTCTTGCGATACTCCTCCGCGTCCTCCATATCTGACTCAAGATGCCTCGTTTTCCCGGGTTTGTATCCTGGTTCCATCTTATCCCCGGGTTTGTATCCTGGTTCCATCTTATCCCCCTGTGCTACATTCCTATCATATTTATCATCCATTCCAACACAAATACCATTCTCATCACACTTCATCTTTCCGCCTTTTCCTTGTCCGAGTCGAAGAGGTTCATCTTTAACCTCATCCTTTATACTCTTCTTCCATTCGTTAATATAAGGTTGTGATAAAACATATCCCAACATCGTCGCCTGTGCTTTATATTCGGAGGGTAATTTATCCGCAACATAACTTAACAGTTTGTCACGACTATACTCCGCAAGTTGAGGGGCGTTTCTCCGTGCTGATTCCAATATATCCTTCGCCGCCTGTTTGAGTCTCGCCGTCTTCGTATCCATCTCCGCATTCTTTTCAAGACTCGTATAACGCTCGTAGGGGTGCCTTTCCATATCTCTTGGAGTAAGAACATAATTCCCATCAGCATCTTCATATCCTTCTCCCGACATTCCCGAACCTTTAGGTTTTACCCTTACCCTCGTGTAAAATATCTCCCACTTGTTCGCTCTCTTGTCATAGATGTATCCATCCTTCTCCGCCATCTCCTCATACCGTTTGAATGCCCTGTCCCACTCCGGAGTTCCAGGCGTTAGTCCCTTCATCCCCTCCGCAAACAAGAAATTAAAATTACCAAGATACATTTTCGCTGTTTCTTTATCCGCTTCTTCTTGTTTAGTTTTGCCAGATTTAAAAAAGTCAGAAAACTTCCCCTCGCCCATTTTTGTCGGGGCGGACGCGACCCCTCTAACGTTTTTTACAATACGTCTCTTTTTCCCGCCAATTCCAGAACCGACCGGATTGCTCGTCGGCATATCACCATACGACGTTGAACCCGTCGCCGCGTTCAATTGCTCCACCTCCAACTTCGGACTGAACCCAAGCGAATTAGCAGGTATAGGTTTCGCATTCGCAAACACCCCTTCACCGCCTCCCAGACCACCGCTCACTCCAGGACGACCACCAGACATACCAGGAGCACCTCCGTAACCAGGACCCGCACCCAACGCCATATTTCCACCACGACCATTTCCATCCGAACCCGCACCACCACGACCATTTCCATCCGAACCAGCACCTCCCATACCATACCCCAATAATTCCAATACTCCCGCCCCCGCCTCGCCATACGGATTTCCACTTGAAAGCAGGGCATCCTTCAGGGGCGTTCCCACCACATCCAGAACAGGTTTTATGTAATCTTCCCAAACACCCTTTACCGTATCATAGGCGTCAGCAATCGCCTCCGTGAAATCATTCCAGTTGTTATACCACTCACCTCCATAATATCCAGCACCTTCGGGTGAGTTCGCAAACATATCCTCCATAAACTTCGCCTCATCTTCGGTTAAATCCGTTGGCATATCAGGATTCTTCGTCATTCTTCCAATCTTTTTACTTTCCATCATACGGTTACGACCCCCCTTATAATCCTCCAGCGAAGCATACCACGAACACCCCACCTTCGGTGGTTCTCCAGAACCATCCATATTCCCAACCTGAACCACCTTGTTCGCCGGATACTTCGGCATCCCAGAACCATAATCCATCACACCCGCCATCGGCACTTCTCGAAACGGCATCGTGGTTCCAACCATCGCGTATGACTTACCACCAAGACCACCATACATACCATTTCCATCCGAACCAGCACCACCAAAAACGGTTTGTTTGCCCTGTGCCGCATCAGAAATCATCCCTACTGGAGTGTATCTAAATGCCTGACCGATGTCATCAAAAAAACCACCACCAAACTCCTTACGCTCTCCTTCCGCTCGATACTCACGCTCCGCTTGTGACATCGCTCGCGGATGATTATGTGCCGCACCCATCACATCGTTATATTGAGTCGATAGTCCAGAATCAGAACCATACCCCTTGCCAACAAAATTGGCGGGAGCGTGCCTCGCCGCACGATGATTAATCGCATCCACCGCCGACGCAATCCTTCTATTATATGCCGTATCCATTACCGAAAGATTGTTTATATTATTATACCGTTGTTATTTTTATGTTATAATTATAAACTATAGAATAAAAATGGTGTAACTATCTATTTCTTTGATTTTTTAGCACCTGGAAGCGAGTTTCATCCGACCGCCGATGCCATCACCGCTGCCTTTCAGAGCAGACCTCGCAGCACTCACCGCGTCCATTATTGCCTCCTGTGCCTTCGGGGCGACATCAGCAACACTTGTGACTGCCGATGACTCGACACCACCAACCAGACGCAAATTACGCTCACTCACGGGTTTCATTTCGCTCGCAGCAAGAACATCGCTCTTGGTAAGAATACCTGTGTAGGTTGAACTGACCCCCTGCGATGTAATAAACAGACCAGAATTAACGCACATCAGAACAAGTTCGACTGCCCCACCTCCGACGGTGGTGTCGTAGTTTTGAAGAGTGACGTTGAACTGTAAATTGAAAGAACCCAGCGACCCCGGTGCGTAAAACTCCTCTACGATAGGAATATCCTGACCGAAACGGAGTGCCAAAATAGAACCGGAAGTCTGGACTATTTGTGATGTCGTGTTATATATAGAACCAGGAGCAGTAGCAGGAGGAAGATACTTGTTCGCAAACCCCTTAAACTCCAACCAAGTCTGGTTCGTGGTTTTAGCGGACATACGATACAAAGTCTCCTGTGTGGCGTTCGCCAACAGACCAGACTGGTTATTCCAGTTGATAGAAATAGCAGTAATGGGGTAGAAGCAGTCAGAGTCGCGGTTCGTTTGATTCACCATAGGTTTTCTGGCGACGATACACAACATATCGGGAACCTGATTTAATTGGATGTTGTTGCTTTGAAAGGTAGTCGTAGTAGGGAGCAGGATGTTATTTGCTATACCAGCAGCACCAATATTGTTGGTAAAAGTTGTCAAATAACGCGGGAAATCAACATAATCGACGACATTTTTAGAGGGCAAAATCTGTGAAGGATGAGGAGTAAGCATCTGAAAATGAAGTTCGGCACCGGCGACGGCGGTAATCGCAACGGAGTATCCGGCAATCGCGGCAGCGGACGCACCGCAACGCCACAGACGGGTTGCGTTGGCACCGATATTAAAGATGAAGTTCAAATTGCTTACACCATAAAGTCCCATCTGGTTCGCCGAGAGATTGGCAAAGTGGAAAGGAGACAAAAATAGGGGTTCAAATGAAGTAAAAGTTACAAGGCACGTGCGAACAGTCAGACCATCACCGATGGTTTGAAGGTTGGGGTTTGCTGGTGCTGGAACCGTCTGGACGATGCTGTCGAGATTGAAAGCACCACGAGACAACAAAGAATTATCCGCAGTTTGACTCCAAGAACCGTTGCTGTTGTTGTTTGCTCCTAACTGGTCGCTGTAGTTTTTGTAGGTGTCTGGTGCCAGAGGGCAAATACCGTTCCAACGAGACAAAGCACGGTCATCACCATACATACGAAGCAACTGGGGCAACACATCACGGATATTCACCGAAACGCTGTTGTTATTCACCTGAACCTGAAGGGTCGTGGCGGACATATGGAGGGGCAGGGGGGCAAGGGCATCACGATTACCATAATCAACCAAGAACACACCTGCGGCGGGAGTTCCGGTAATAGTCAAGGTATAAGTGGATTTCCACACAATATTCCTGTCAAGAATCGTGACTTCAGAGGGAGTCTGGATTGAAAAAGTTTGGGATGACGCACTCGCCGAAGTAGCAGGATAAACTTGCGTGGTGACATTCTGACCTGACTTCACAACACCAAAAGGGAGTGAGTCAGTCACACGCATACGTGAGTCTTCTATAAGGACCTTGCGAAAGTCTGCGGATGACATCTTGATACTGGTTTTATGATAATAATGAATGAGTTGTTTTTATATATAATTTCGCTGTTAATCTTTCCTTTTATTCTTTGTTGTCGAGAGATTTCTGTTTAGTCAATAGTTGCGTTGTAGAAGTCTTTTCTGCGGAACAAAATCTTAATGGTCGCAGAACAACCCGCCGCCAATAAGAACCGATGAAGACCACTAAACTTATCCTTCCAAAACACCGACACCTCTATCGCATTTACGGGCGTTGTTCCTCGCAAATCCAACATTCGATACTCCGCCGTCGGTGTATATGTAATCCTCGTCTGTGATGATGTTCCTGTCGCACCTTGTAATTCAAAATCCGTTAGAACCGGTGCTGTGACGTTATTATTGCCTGATGAACGCAAATTGCTCGAATTGACTCCATTATAGAAATTAAAGATTGCTGGTTTTGATAATAGGGTATTCTGAACCGGTAGTAGCGATGTAGAAAATACGATTGCTGAAACCGGCGACCATAAAATCGTTGTTGAATGTTCCTGTGGGACTAATATCTGCGGGATTGTGGCGTTTCCAGCGGCGGCGATTGGAGTCAAAGGGAATGTCGGTCTGCTTCCACCAGTCGTATTGAGGTATTGATTGTTATAGGCAATAATAGTATATTCGCTTCCTTGAGTCAGTTGCGTTTGGGAGTTTCCATTATATATTGTTGGGAACGAGTTCAAAAGCGTCTGTAATGGGGTATTCATATACAATTTTACAATACGACCCGTGAATAGTGGAACCGCAAGTGCGGCAAGTCCCGCCATATTTTGGTCGTATGTATCATAAGCAAATGGCGGTGCTGCCACCAACTCTGCTGGGGGGCATAACGGAAAATTAATTGAAAATAACTCGCCTATCGGGTCATAAACCATCTGCGGACAATAATTTTGGGAAATCGCGGCGGGAACTCCTCCAGGTGTGCCTATATCCACCGCAAGTTGGAGATTAAAAGCATCGAACGCCGCCTTCAACGCTTTATTCGCCATAATCAACGCTCGTGAAAACTCGTATGTATAATAATACTCCCCTGTTAAATCTTGAAAAACAAGGGGAATCGCTGGGGTCGGTGCGGTTGCGTCATCAGGTTCATATATCCAATTTACAGCGTTCGTTAAAAAAGTTGTGACTGGTGTTGCTGGAACCGCATAATCCGTTATACTCATACCCCACGAATAAATCAATTTATCCGGGTTGTTCTGACCTAAAAGCACCTGTGGAATCCAAATTGGTAAAGTCGGTGTCTCCAACGAAAATCGCACAACTGACAGAAGATAATCCTCTGGATATTGAATAATAGGGTTTTGCCTAATCTCGTTAAAGGTAAGGGGTGGTGCTGTTGTCCCCGTAAGGGTTGGGTCGTAGTCACTCACAACATTAATGTCGTAATATAAATTGTAAGGGTCAGATGAATTAAGATTCCCTCGTGTTGTTGCCATTTTATATATGAATTGGTTATTTGTTTTTATTATTAATTTCACTTTACATTCGTTCTTTGGGTTTGGGGGTCATCCAAACAAGGGTAGTCAGGGTCATCCAGAGCAGGGGTCACCCAGAGCAGGTTTCGCCGGTCGGGGGTGGGGTGCTGCTCGGGCGGCGGGTGCGGCGGAATCGGCGGACGGAGGAAATTGTATGATGTGTGTGTCGCCACGCTTTTCAGAAAAAATTGAAATGATAATTCACCAGTTCATCGAATACACCGACCAACACCAGACACAAACGAAATGACTTGCTCCCTTTGCCAACAATCCGGACACAACAAGAGAACCTGCCCCAGAGTCACCCAAGTCGCCACTACTGGTAAGTATGCTGGAATGACCGCCGTCCAAATCGAAGCAATCTTCGCCGAAAGAGAACGCAAAAACTACGAAGAACTCGTCGCCCCCATCGTCGCCCCAAAATCCGCCTGTGCCGACTGCGGTCAAATTGAAACCGAATGCCGTCTCGAACGCGTCGGAGGAAAGATTATGTGCTGTGACTGCCTTGACCCCAAACCCACAGAAGAAGAAGAAGAAGAAGAAGAAGAAGAAGAAGAAGAAGAATACTGCGAATGGGAGGAGGAGAATGAAGACGAACGCTGCCGAGCAATCGACGCTTCTGGAAATGCCCTGTTCTAATCAATAAAATCACTCATCATCTTTCAAATCCGGGTCTTCTAATATATACGCACACTTCTCACTCACTATTGCCTGCGGATAGTTCTTCGCTATTGTAACCCAGCGGGAACTCAACTTTTTTATCTCTTTCATCATCTTCGGCGTTATACCAATATAATTCTCCAGCACATATTTCGTGCTTTTTGTCATCACACTCTTCGGGAATATTGTAACAAAATGACACTCATTTAACATCTGCCGTGTCGTCTGGCGGTCACTCGGTAAATGAAATGTCAAAATACAACTGATTTTATGATGACGACCCGTCTGGAGTATCTGGTCGAGGATTTTGAAAACCTCTTTTCGGTGTGCTTTATTTGCTATGGTGTCACAATCATCAAAGACGACCATCGACTCCGCAAACTCACTCGCATCAATCGGGTCTGAAACGAGGGTGTCGTCTATCTTCGGACGCTTCAGGTTCTTTATATCATCTACACTCACATCTTCGGGTAAAGTGGAAAACATATAGACGGGTCTGTCAGGAAACTTCTTCGTGTATTCTTTACATACCTTTTTTGTGTAATATGACTTGCCGCTGCCCGACGCCCCTACAACATACCAAATCTGGCGTTCTGTTTTTGGATTAATCATCTGGGCGAACTTGCCTTCATCACTTTCCGGTATGGTCGCCTTTTGAAAAGTCCGTATCCGCTCATCCTTCAACCCTTTCTCATCGTCAGTCGCCAAAAACAACTTTCGTCCGTTGTTATTGCCCCCCTCTATTTTGGCGAACGCCGCACCAACCTTCTCCATATTAAATGACATTTTATTACAATTGTATTTCTATTATAATAAAATCGGATTATGTTTATATTTTTGTTTCATTTAAATCAAAGAACAAAGAACTTCTTGTGCTTTCTTGTTTATCGTTTTCTCATTACTTCGGATTATATTATCGATTCGACTCCTTGTGACTGACCCCTTCGTTCCTAATACCTCTTGAAAAAATGCCTCCACCTGCTTCTTAAGCAGTTTGTTCGATTCCCACTTGAGCGTCTGGACTGCCTTCATCTGGGATGTAGATTGATACAATTTTCCTATGTCGGAGTTGAATAAACGCACCAGGTCTAATGACATCTCCGGGTCTTCATTTCTCAACCGCATCATAGAAAAGAGTCGCTTGAGTGCTTTCCAATATTTCCCTTCTGAAATCAGTTCGCCGAACTCGTGTTCCAATTCTTTCAGTCGTTCGTCCGCGTCTGATTCGCCTTCGCCGAGAGAATATAAGCAACTGGCATCAAAAAACTCATTACTCGCCTTACGCAGCACTACATCGACCTTGATAAAATCCATATCTTTAAATTGGATTCTGCTGAAAAATGAATGATTGAACTCTACGAGTCTATATATCCTTTCTTTTTTCATTCCGAGAGATTGGATTTTCAGTTCCACAAAATAAATCTCGGGGTCTTGTTCGATTCTACTCAATACATCGTTTATCTCTGTGAATACCGAATCTCTCGGCAAGTCACTTATATCCATAACAAAATCATAATCTCCCGTATATAATTGCGATTTCAATCCTGCTGAACCGATGAGTTTGGGTTTGCGGTCATTAATGCTGAACGCCTTCACCAGCGGGTATTCTTCCGATGTCGGATACGCTCGTTCTGTTATTGTTGTCATTTGATAGTCCTTGGATTATTCGGTTTATGTTTTTATTCTCCTTTCATTCCTCGTCCTATAATTTCATTTGCGTCATAACCTTTTTCCTCATTCTATCTCGTATTTCATCTTGTTTTTTTTTTGGAAGAGTAAGAAACTTGTCTTTATAGACCTTTTCTTTACTAATCATCCCTTTCATAAAATCGGGGAACTGTTCATAATACATATCTTTTATTGCGTCTTCAACAAACTTGTCGATAAGACCTTTGCTCTCTGTGAGCATATCCACCCTCGCCGCAAACTCCCCTGCTATATTTCTCGGTTGTTCCGCAACTAACTCTTCCCTCAATTCAACCCTCGCACTCGCAGGTGCCGCCACGACTTTCAGTCTCGGTTTTCGCGGTGCTTTCGGTTTTTCTTTCGCCAGCACCTTCTTCGCTATTTCTCTGAAATCAGCAAGAGTTCCTATCTCGTTGTCTTCATCATCAAATACCGCTCTGTCTTCAAACGCAAGTCCTTCACTCGCATCTTCAACATAAATCGTATTACCATCCACTTTATATTCTGTAGTTTCAACTTCGTCCCCTGATTCAGGTTCCGGTTCGCGTTCTTTCGGAGGGGTCGCTTTCATAACCTTTGATGTTCGAAACGGTGTCTCCAAATCCGGTATTTCTGCTCGTTCATCCCGACGCACCTTTGCCCGCTCCCGCTTCGCTTTCGCCGTCTCCTTCTTCTTCGCCGCCCTCGCCTCTATCTGCTTTCGCTTCACTTCCAACTTCGCGTCGAAAATCGCCTTCCACTCTTCAATCGTATATGTCTTTCCACTTCCTTCCATTCCACCCCCTTCAAACGCAGGATTATATACCGGATAAATCGAATGCGATGACATCAAATAGTCCTTCTCTTTAGATGGATTATAATAATTCGCTTTATTAGCATTCACGCGTATTTCAGTATTAGGAGCATAATGTCCCATTACTAAAAACAACGGGTCTGTATCCAAATAAATCCTATGATTTTGTATTGCGTCATCCAGCAGATATTTCTTCTCAATTGCCGGATTATATGTCACCGCTTCTCCAATCAATTTCATATCCAAGAATCTATCCGCAATCGACCCCGCGAGTGATGACCCTGTCGCAACATAATAATAATGGTTAATCGTGTATTGCTTTTGAAACTCCTGTAATTTTTGTAAATCCTGTTGAAAACGGGTAGTATTATTTAATCCCTGTGGTCCAAATCCTATCACTACATCAGCAAGAATATCCGTTTTTGAATAAATATCAGTCCCCCTTATCCCCATCATAATAACCGGTTCATCTTCTTTCTGATAGAACCGTAATGATGTATCATCCTTCACGAGTTTAAATCCAACGATGTCTAATGCCTCACCCTGATTATACATACTCCTCGATAATTCAAACGCATTCTTCCTTCCATCCGCCGCATCTGAACCATAAGCATCCCAGTCTGGAGTAAATGTCTGCCGTCCAGCGTGCGATGTATCACCTGTCGGATTAAATAACATCCTTCCCGCCTTTTGTAAAGTCCATTCTATCGCTCCCCCTCCTTCCAGGTCTTCGCTGTTCTTCCCGCTCCCCCTCCCCCTCGTCGCCCTCGCCACCGCACGACGGAAACTTTCGGTGTTACTTCTTATTCTTGCCATTTCTGTCGCCACATCCAAACCATCTCGAATACAGATTTGCGTGACTCTCAAACATACATCTCCCGCTACTCTTCGAATGTAATTTATTCGTTCTGCGTTTGACAAAGGAACAAGTGCCATTACTATTCTCTGCCCATCGGCGAGGTATATAAAATCTCCCAATTCATTTACTAACCACCTATTAAGAGCGAAATTGAATCCTACAATATATCCTCTTTCTATTTCGCCTTGAACTCTCTCTCTTGGATGACCCTGCTCCAGCACTTCCCAGCGGGATTCATAGGCGGACTTATTTGCCTCTAACAACGCTTCTTCAATTATAGCGATATTTGCTGGAGAACACGCTACAGGTATGCCTGCCACAGGAGGCGGAGGGTTAAGATGTTGCTGGACTGCCGCGACTGGCGGTTGTGGTGGTTCTGGAGCAACCCTATTTTCTTTACTGAAAATTGGACCACCTCCCGCGACTTCCGCCTGTTGTAATAAATCCACCGATGTCTGTGCTTGTTGTCGCACCTCATTCGACTCTTGCTCTTGCTCTATCGCCCTTACCTGTTCTCTCAATTCCTCAATTTGATATTCGGGTTCGTTCGCATTCTCCATTTGTGTTATATATCCATTAAGAGTCGCTATTCTTTCCGACGCGGGTAATGCCGCGAAATCATCCTGTTCCGCCTGATATGACGCCTGACGCTCCGCTCCCTGACTCGCAAGGTTTTCTCTATACTTCCGTTCGGACACCCCTTTTGTTTGCGTCGCATCTTTATAGAATAACTCAACACCGCGTTTCCGCACTCTTTCTGCCGCCGCCTTCATTTTCGCTATTTTCTCTGTATCAGGATTCTCTTTCGCTTCCTCATCCGCAATATCCTTCGCCACCTTCTCTTTCGCCACCTCCGTAACCGCCTTATCCTTTTCCAGACCTTTTTGCTCTTTATATTCTTTCTTCTCAACAGGCGACAAACTCTCAAAATACGCACGTTCCTTCTCCTCTTCCATTTTCATCTTATACTGATTTAGTGCTTGATATATCTCTTTCGCTTTATCTTGTGGCACCCATATCTCGTCTCCTTCAAATCCGCCTCGCCACACCGCCTCATTATCCCCCGTCGCCGCCACCCTATCAACTGGTATGAAAAACGGTATATTATTTTTCTTCAACTCATCAATCGTGTAATTCGGTTTCAATCCCTTAATGGGATTCGGTATATGAATATAAGGGGTCGAACCTTCATCAGTCTCATCAATATAATATCCAGTATTGTATTTTGCGTTCTTTTGAACCCACTTATGGTAGTGTCGCGGTTGTCTTATTAATTTTGCTCCAGGTATAAACGCCTTCGCATTTGCGTCCCACCTCGACGCCGACATAGTTCCATCAGGCAATTCATATAACCATCCTTGTTTCGCCGCAATCTTGTTCCCTTCCGCCATTATCCTCTTATCATTATCCGCTCCGAGTTTATCGTGATTGAATACTCCATCCCAAGTCTCATTAAAAAACTTCACCGCAGGCACAACAATATTCTTCATCACCTTCTTCTTGCTTTCTTCTTTACCCTCTTCAGAAATACCGAGCAGTCCTTTTTTTTGTTTTCGAGGGTCTGTTTCCGCACCATAAATCGCCTCACCTATTCCATTCTGGATTGCTTCACGCACCGGTTTCAACACCTCCGCAGCAGCAGCAACCCCCGATGGTTTCGCCGCCGGTTCAGCACCGCCATAACTTCTTTTTATCTGATTATACACATCCTCAAGAGTTCTACCTGATGCTCTTATTGCTGTATTTAAACTAACACATATATCATCCGATATGTCATCAATAAAACTATCTCGTAGGGCGGGTGGCATCCCAGCAAGTTCTTTTATCAACGCGTCATTTCGACGAACAGCAGTAAGTAGTTCGGGGGTAGAACTAATAAACGGAGATTGTCGAAATGTGACGAGAAATCTATTCGTCGCACCATCAGTCATAGGAGATTGCCATCCGACCGTCGCAAGTGCCATATTATTCGCTCTTCCCAACGCATTTACAACTATCCTTCTTTGTTCTGCTGCTGGTGGTGGTAAAGTGCCCGGTGTATGAATCACCGTTCCATCTGCTCCAACTGCCACCCTGGAACCAGCAGGAAGGGGGTCTCGTCTTGACACAACGACACCGCCCCCGTCCAATTCATCCATCCCCCAATCCGTCGTCGGTTTTTCATAATCCTCCATCTGCTTCTTCCAATCCTCTTCGCTGATTGGCGTGGTTTTCTTTCGTTGGTTGTAATTATCTAAACCACGCTTTACATCATCAAAAAATCCTTCCCCTTTCGCCTGGAACTTCGAGAGATTTTTATCACCCTTTATTTTCTGCTTCTCTTCAATTTGTATTTCCAGATTCTCCGGGTCTATTTCATCAGGGGTCAGGGGTGTATCCTTTGTGATACGCTTTGTGGGACGATACACAGGATATTCCTTATTACCAACGTCCTTCCAGTCTTCTTGGAACCACCTTTTCAGTTTTCTTTCGCCATCGTCTCTATACTCACCCCCCATTTCCTTATACTTCTTCACATAAGCACCACTACGATATGCCGAATGCTTCGGATATGATTTATTCACTATCGCCTTCGCCTTTTCATACAATTCCGGGTTTGTCGGGACAGAACCGCCATACGCATTCTCTTCCAAGTCAGTAATCACTTCGTTCTTATCCAGTATAATTTTAGTCAATTGTTTATTAGTGAAGGGTTTGCCTCCGCCTCTCAACGGGACACCTACCGCGAAAACACGCTCTTCATCGCCATTATCACGAGCACTTCCGTAACTGTGGGCGACATCAGGTAAAACGCGTAACTCACTACCATAACGCATCCGCGTATCATTAGTAATATCATTCGATAAATGCGGTTTGATTTTTCCAAACGGGTCTCCTTCAATCTCTCGTTGATGTTCTATGGCGAAGTTCGCACGGTTCATTTTATACTCTATTTTTGGTTTTGTTTTTATTATTAATTTTATTGCCATAAAAGATTGATGGCGAGATTATTCGGACTGTATTTATCGGATTTCCAATCACCTTTGATGCCCTGTGCCCTCGCGAGATAATTACTGCGGCGTGCCTCGTCCTGGTGCTTGGTATAATCGTCATACCCCTTCTGTCCGAAATTAACGATTCGTCCATCTGGAGTCTTAACGGCGAACTTCTTATTCTTCGTTGCCGAGAGATATATTTCAGCATTATCTTTTCCTTTGTAATCCAACCAATTAGCATACACCTTTGCGGGATTCGACATTTTATAATAAATGATGATTTACTTTTATTATAAAATCTCTCGAACATATCATTTCTAACTACTACAATTGACGCAAATAGAAGAATCATCAAGGCACGGGATAGTCATCACAGGCAACTTATCGTGCTGGTCTAACCACGCTCGAGAGAACTCCTGCTCCTGGTCGAGTCGAACCGCCACCGGCGTCTGCGGTTCCGGGTCGGACATACAGGGACCCAACTCGACAGTTTCCGCGTCACAGGGCAAAACACCAACAATAATAGGTTGATATTTTTTAGGGATTGCTTTTTCAAACTTCGCCAATCTCTCGATAGTGGTCTCCAATCTCTCGGCGATGTCCTTCGAGCGACGGTATTCATCCATCAAACAGATACTCAATCGTTCATTTTCCCTCGCAATCCGGGCGACTTTCTCCGTATATTCTCCTCGGATTTCCTCCTCCTGTGACGTAAGAAGTTCAGTCAATTCAATAATGGAAATAGTCTTCATAATCTCTCGGATATAGTAATTATCTCTCGTTCTTTTTATATTCTATTCATCTTCGCCATCGTCGTCCTGCCACCAATCCCTATCCTGTTCTTCAATAATAACGATAGGTTGTGACCTATTATCGTCTGGTCGATAGACTGGTTTTTTAATAACCGGAAAGTCGTAGTAGTCGATTGTATGCGGATGGGTCATTTATATTTAATAAACCCTTGGTTTTATATGGAAATATGTGAGACGAAGTCTCTTATATAACATAATATAACATAGAAATCTAACTAATATATGTAGAAAACAGAGTATCACTAAATCGGATTTAAACCTATCCAAACTGGCGGAGCACTTTTAAAAGTTCCTCACAGCAGTTTATCTTTACAAAACGACCCTTTTGTGAATCTCTGTTTTCTACATAAAACGGTTAGATTACCTGTTTATAACAAACTTAAAGCGATAATTACCAATAGATTATAACAAATGAATCGCTGGACTGTTATTGATGGTGTCCCGACGATGGTTCCTGACGAATCCGCTCCTGCTCCTGCTCCTGTAGATGAAGTAAATCTTATTGTCCGAGAGATTTCGTATGATGAGGAACCCGCTATAATATATGATGACATCGAAGAAAGCGAAAGCGAAGAGGAGCAAAGCGAAAGCGAAGATGATGAAACGCAATATGGCACCTGGCAACCGGATACATCCTCTTTTGTCCCGGAATCAAAAATAGAATATAAAGAAGAACCAGAACCAGAGAGACCTAATGATTTGGATTTATGGAGGGTAGGGTTGAGGAACGAAGACGCAGATATAGTCATTCAGTTTCACCGTGAGAGACTGGAAAAGTGCGACGACGAAGTAAAAACGACGCAAACTGAAGTTGGTATGCTTTTTAATGACTGGGCGGATGAAAAAGACCGAAAGTTGGATGGAGGCATCAATTATAACAAGATGCTCTTCGCGTTTTTGGAACCCCGATACTGTAAGACGAAAAACAAGAAGGTATATTGGGGGGTATGTCTAAAACTCACCGACGATGAGAGGGAACGCAAGGAGGCGTTGGAACGAGCGAAGCGAGAAAAGGAAGAGATGATTGCGAGAGATTTGGAAGAAAGACTGACGGCACAGGAACAATTCGCACATCCGCCCGAAACTTCGAGTGAAAGCGACGCTGAACCAGTAAAAAAGAAATTGAAGGATGTAATTGATTGGAATGGTAAAATAATCCATCGGCATCCAGATTATCCTAATTATGGAGGAGACCTAACAACTGGCGAGATTATCAAGTTGAAAGGAAATAAAATCGACCGCCTCGTGAGTTGCGACTTAAAGAAAGGAGTTATTTTATCTAATGGTAAAGACGAAGATGGTAATAGACTACAAAAATACAAGTCAGCACAGTTATTTATAGCAGAGTGCGGAAGACTAAAAAAGGAGACGAAGTTTCATACGAAGTTGAAAATCAATAAGGAATATCCAAGACCATTTGTTCGGTTTTATCCTCTGGCGAGTTTATCATACGAATATGATGGAGGTCTCGATTTTGATGGCGATACAAACCATATCAAGACTGGAAATGCGTTGGTAAGTAGGTGTAAAACTACAAAAGAAATCAACGATTATATTGAGGGGGTAAAACAGGCATACGAAGATAAACGCCGTAATGATAAAACCGAAATCTCCAAACTCAAATACGAAAACGCCCTTCTGAACTCCCGAGTGTCACACCTCGAAAAACAGAACGCAAAATTAAACACCCCCCTAACCGCAGGGGGACTTCAATTACAGGAACTCCTTATGACGAATGTCGGTGAGTCTGATTCAACTTTTATGGAGATGCTCCAATTTTGCTTTAAAGACATAATCCGTAATTATCCAAAGGAAGCAGACATCTACGACCCCGAAGATGACGGACAGAACTTTATTTTCGAAATGTCACCACGGGTGCTGCCTCGACGTGATGAAAACAATACCGGAAAAGACGATTGATTTATTCTTATGTGACCTACCCTACGGATGCCTAACCAATCAAAAAGGAGCGAAACCGTTTGGTCGAACCACCGATGGCGAATGTAATGCTGGATGCGGTTGGGACGTGAAAATCGACCTCGTCGCATTCTGGGAACAGGTTCGCCGACTGTGTCGTAATGAACGCACCCCGGTAATTATGTTTTGTAATGCTCGTTTTGGTGCTGAATTAATACAGAGCAACGCTGATTGGTTTCGTTACGATTTGATAGTGGATAAAGAGGTTGGAGTTTCGTTTTTGAGTGTAAATAAGATGCCGATGAAATCGCACGAAAGCGTATATATTTTTTCGAAGAAATCATCCTTCTATAAACGGATTGATGAATATAAAGAGCAGGCACCCGCGAAATATAGAAAACCGAGCAATCCACGCAAGAATAAACTGCTGACGCATACAGAGGGCATATCTCAACCAGATTATAACCAAGAAGAAAATAAGAGGTGTGTATTGTCTGTGATACACGACCGTTTAACGAAGATAAAGCGACATCCGACCGCGAAGAGTGTCGTTTTATATAAGTGGTTGATTGAGCGTTATTCGAATGAAGGTGACGTGGTGTGTGACCCGACGGCGGGAAGTTTCAACTCTGGACGAGCGGCGATTGAATTAAGTCGTTCGTATATTGGAATCGAGAAAGACGATAAGTTTTTCAACGATAATGAGATAAAAAATTGAAATGAATCAAATGATATGTATTGTATTATACGACACACATCATTTTCGTAATGCCTATTATTTACTCGGCATTTCCCGTTCAACAACCTTCGACTGGAAAATGTCAAACTTGGTGTCAGGAGTGCGACGCAACCGAAAATCTGTTAAGAACAGGAAAAGGAATGAATTGTGCTGGAGATTGGAATATGATATGTGAGGCGTGTGATGAAAAGGAGATGGGTGGGAGAAACTTGTTCGCGAAGAACTACCCCGGAATGAAAATGATGCGTGATGTGTCTGGTGTTTGTGAGAGTTGTGGAGAAACAATCACATCCAACGGTCGAACGGGAACTACGGTGTGTTTCATCAACGATGAAACAGCGTGGATTTGTATGGGATGTTTCAAACAGGACTTCACAGCACGAGAGTATTAATCTTCGATAAATCTACGACCGCCCCCCATTTCCGCAGGGTAATTCAGTTTCATAAAATCCTTGACTGCCCGTGCTGCGTCTTCTTCGACTTCAAACGCCCCTAAACTGTGACAAAAAGTCTCGTGTGGATTATTGTTGATTGTGGTGATGATATTACCATACCATTTTTTTATGTTCTTCGCCCAGCGAACAGACCAATATTTCACATTATTTTTCATATTGTTTGCGTTAATGCGTTGGTTACACCAGCGAAGATTCTTATAATTATTATTGAGGGGATTACCGTCGATGTGGTCGATGATTTTGAACTTCGGGTTATTATTCGGTATGAATACCATCGCCACGAGGCGGTGGAGTAACATTAGGGATTCTGGACGCGGTGTTTCGCGTGTGACTTTCCGTCCGAGACCGGAGGATGGTCGAATAAAATTGCCTGACGCATCAATAGCACGGTTCATCGAAACGCACAAATAACCAGATGATTTTGAGTAATATGCCTTCAACTTTTTATTGTGTTTGGTATTTAATACCTCGCCAAGACGATTAATAGCATAATTCCCTTTCATAACTCCAAATCTCTCGTCAATCTCAACCCAACGCTTCATATGGTCTTGTTCTTCATCTACGATATTAACGACATTTCCAGCGATGTCGGTCGCCATCAGGTTCGCCGTCTTCACGCGAAAAAACGCGTTAATTATCGTTTGTGTAATCATTTTCTATTGGTAATTATCCTAATCTTTTTAAGTTGATTTTAGATAATTACCAACAACTAAAAAAGGAGCGACAGCAACGTTTGGCGATGCGGGCGTCGGCGTCGGGGTCGGTAGTTGGTGTAGGTGGTGTTCTTGGTTCGTCGATTGTGATGATGATGTCGGAGTCTTCTCTATAAAGAAACTTTTCCTTTCTTTTTTGTTCTCCAAGATGAAAAGTCATAATTTTCAGAGCGTAAAGCATAATTACTTACACTTTTTAGATTTAAGTTTTAGTTGCTGTTTTAACGCCTGTGATTCAATCTCATCAAGTTCGCACCATTTATCGGTCTTTTTTAGATGCTTTTCGGTTGCTAAATGCCGGCGGACGCTATTTGCCCGAAGGGATACAAACGCCCCGCACCCTTCGCAAGTCCGCGTGTGTGATGATGATAAAATACCGCACCAGTTAAGGACGGTGGTTTCAATCCAATCGCGGTGACGGTTATAACGGTCATCTCGACTTTTGGTGCTTGCGGTGCTGCTTCCGTAGGGGTGTTGCTCGATTGAATAAGGGACTGACATTCTATATAAAAATAGCATAGTTATATTTATATACAGAATGGCAAATCATATTGTATATGATGATAATCTTGAGAATCTGCTTAAAGAGGAGGCGGAAAAGGCGGAGTCTCTTTCTATTTTACACCGCCTTTCGCACGAGAAATATAACCGGTGGAGTAATAGTATTAATATACCAGTAATCGTGGGTTCATCGGCAATAGGGTTCGCCACAGGCATTCAGATTGATTATAAGGATATGAATATTATACTGGGTATTTTTAGTGTTGTTATAGGGTGTATAAAAGCGTTGGATTCATATTTTCAACTGGCACAAAGGTCGGAGCGTCATCGTTTAGTTTCATTACAATACTCCCAGATATGTCGCAAAATAAGCGTGGAGTTGGCGTTGGAGCGTGAAGTTCGTATGGATGCGAAGGATGCGTTGAATATCATACGAAGTGAAATAAAGAACCTCGAAGAGATTGCTCCAATAATATCGGATGATATAATAATAAAATACAAGGAGAAGTATCCGAAGATGGCAGGTGAAGATATAAAACGCCCGGCGATTACAAACGGACTGACTTCAATAATCGTAAATAAACCAGATTACGCTCTGCGAAATACCGTAGGTGACAATTTTATTACGAGGGCAGATTTGGTTGCGAGGAGTCGAAGGCAAAGTCACGACGAAATCGTAAATATTCCTGTTGGTGATATTAAAGGTGGTGTATTTAGTGCTTGACATATATGTTTTGCTGTGTCGAAACCGAATGTCCCATTCCTTCCGCAATAATCTTATTTTTTTCCTGTTCTGCGAGGAGTGTGTCAGTCGCATAAATCGTGCGAAGCATAGCACACCCGATTCTTTTTGGTGCGAAAATCCGGTTCAAACACCGAGTAATTGCGTTGCCCTTAACGAATCCACCGCCATTCACGTAGAGTAAGAATGGGAATGTTTTGCCCTTTTTAAGGTCGAGTCCGAGGGTTGGAATGAGACCGTCAGTTTTGCGTTGATTTATGTAGAACCAGAAAATATCCATAACATCATCAGGAATATTGACTTCTTGGATGCCGAAGTGCTTGAAAGTCTTGAACTTTTGAAAAATGAACTTCTTTTCATCCAGGATTAAGTAGTTCGTGCCGTCGGCGAGGGGGGTCGGTCTTCGTTTTGAAATCACCATATCCAGGTAGTCCATATTGCGTCGGGGCAGTAATTTCACATAGAGGGTCAAAATAACAAAATGAAGGAGAAATGTGTATTGATATTCTTGAGTTATTGAACCGATTGCTTTGATTTTCGAAAAGCAATCATTCATCGAATCCCATTCGTCGAGAATATCCGACCAATCGACCCAATTGTCTTCTTGAACCTTCGTTTTCTTATTTTTGGTTTTATCCTGACTGCGGGCAACAGAGAGCAGTCGTTCGTGATACAGGTCAATCTTGTTATAAACCTCTGTTTCAGGAATCGGATATGTGAGTTTGAGTGAGGAGTGAATGCTGGTATAATAAACGCGTTTTGAGTTGGGTTTTAGGTGTGCCATTTTGCGTTCCATTTCTTCATCGTCAAGAAGAAACTGGAGATTATGGATAGGGTTTTCATTATTGAGGAGTTCGATGTTGCGTAGGTAATGGAAACGCGAAGTCTCTGCTAATCCATATTCGACCATCTTCTCATTTAATTCATCCATAAATGGAGTAGATTTATAATTTCGAGGCATAATATACGAGATTTTCGTTAGTATATTATACATTTTCCTTTTATATCTGAATTAGATAATTACCGGCGACTCGCGACTTTAAAAGTAACCGACACGAGGGATATAGACGCGGTAGGCACAGGTGCCGGTGAATGTGTTTTCAACCGCCCCTGTCGATTGAACCGCTGCCATCGAGAGAGTCCCGAGGGCGGGGGGACCTGCGGTGAATGATACAATACCAACATATTTGGCACCGACGGTGGTGGCACCAGCAACAGGAGGAAGAGCAGGGAAGATTTGCCACACTTCGACGATACACGCTGCCGCTTGAGCGGCGGAGACGATATTAAGGTTGGTTACTGTTCCTACCGTCTGGTTAAGGGCGACGGCGGAAAGTCCGAGTGCGAAAGCACCGGTAGTTCCCAAAATCACATCATACTTCGAGGGACATAGAAGACCGGAGTAAGGGGCGGCACCCCAAGAAAAAATAGCACCTGCTACTGCTCCTGCTGCTGAAGCGTTGGCGGGCAGAGGAAGTTGAGAAACACCAAGAGCGTTGAGAGACATTTCTAATGCGGGTTTTATGATAATAATGAATGAGTTGTTTTTATATATAATTTCATCATCAATAAGAAGGAATGTAAAAACAAACGAATTGAGTATATATAAAAATGAATGTCATCCAACCGAATCAACCTAATCCCGCTGATGTATTTAATGAACCGAAAGGCAGTTCTAAACTGAAGCAGATAATATCTGAACCGATGAGTGATAAGGATATAGATTTGTATTTGCCGTCGGCGAAAATCCTGATGTTTCGCGAACTGAAAAACTACCCGAGTATCCAGACGATTTTGAAGAGACCACGAGATTATTTTATTATGCTATACGAGCACACGCCGCAAAATGGTCACTGGGTCGCTGTAATGCGATATGAAAGCACAATCGAGTATTTCTGCCCCTATGGTTCATCACCGTATTCGCCGAACTCGCCGTTGGAGTGGAATAGTCCGGAGCAGAATCAGGTGGTAGATGCGACACATAATTATATGGAAGACCTATTGAATAAGGCGAAAGGTGAAGGATGGGATGTGATATATAACAAGATGGATTTACAGAATAAGAACGGAAATGTGAATACCTGTGGTGCGTTTTGTGTGTGGCGTGTGCTGTGCCTGATGGAGGACAATATGAAATTGCCGGAGTTTCAAGCAGGTATGAAAAAAATCCATAAAGGGACTGGGTTGAGTTATGATGAGATAGTGGCGGATGCGATAGAAATCCGCGAATAGCGGAATTATCGTAGATGAAATCCGCGAGGAATTAAGTGAAGGTTAAACCGGTAGTGAATGCTCCCATAGGAGACCAAAAAGTCCCCGTTCCATCCGAAAGAAAAGATTGAGCACCGTAGTTTGTAGAGAATACGGCATTAGTGAATACGGATGCGGGAGCGGCGGAGGAGCGAAACTTTGCGGAGGGTAATGTGAATGTTGCGATGGGGGCGGGAGGGGCGGGTTGATTAAGATATTGTCGAAGCAGCGTCGCATTCGCATTTGCGGTATAGTATTGTGGCGGAGAATCGGTGTCGAATATAACATAAAGACCCGGGTTTGCGATTGTTCCTGATACTCCTAAATCGACCCAAGTGGTTCCATCTGTAGAATAAGTCACGCGATTCGTCCCCCTGTAAAGGATAATATCGCGACCTGCCCTCGAATTAACAACGGGATAGTCGCTGCCATCTGAACCTACAACGGGAGCGGCGTTGCTTGTTAGTGTTGTTGTCAAGTTATAATAAAAATTATAATCAGGATGAAGGGGAAAACCAGTAAAGAGACCTGCTACGAATATACTGTCTGCTGTGGTTGCTGACATACACATACTATAAACAGGTTGATTAAGGGGAAGGGGGGAGAACCCGGCACCGCCGACAACGCTCATAGTAAAAAAATAATCAGCGGGTATTTGTCCGCCGGGTTGTCCGGAAGTTAGGAACGCACCACCGACCGCAAAAGTATCACTCGAGTCTTGTTTTGTTATAGCAAATACAGTTACTATACTGCCTTCAACCCTCGCCCAGTCACCCGCATTATTATAAGTCTGGGTGCCAGAAGTAGCATCAGGATTAGTCATAATAATTATACCAGAAAGAGACCCGACAAAAGGGGTAGGAAATGTATCATAAAAATTACCACCAGCGATTAATAATCTTCCGAGGGTTGCTGAAGATGAAACATTAATCGTATAAACAACACCATTAACCCCGACTGTTCCAGTTGTTAGTGAAGTATCGTAGATTGGACTAATAGCAAGATAGGGGGAGACGTATGGATTTGCTGGAAAAGTAAATCGAGTTATATTACCTTGCGGAGTTAGGACGGAACCGCCTATGGTTTGGACTACATCAAAATTACCGCCGATATACATAAATCCGTTGTATTCAAAAAAGCAATAAACCGTTCCAACACCACTTCCGAAACTGACAGCAGCAGCAGCATTCAAAAGAAGACTGCCGGGTGATGACATTAGAATATTTCCAGCACTATCCCCAATCCACCATCGGTCTTGCGAGTCTAAATACGCAGCAGTAGAAGTTCCACCCCACGGAGACGGAGGAGTATAGTTCGACCAGACTTGAGCAGTTGGGTCTTGTTGTATTCCAGATGATATGAGATTTAATTGCTGGAAAGCAGCAGTAGGTAGAGGTATAGCAACAGGAGTGTTTGTTGGTTGAGTTCCGTTTGTATAAGAAAAGGATGCTGACCCTGGACCTGTGGGTCCGGTAGAACCGGTAGGTCCAGTAGGTCCGGTAGGACCGGTAGGACCGGTAGGACCGGTAGGTCCGGTAGGTCCGGTAGGACCGGTAGGACCGGTAGGTCCGCCACCACCAGAAGCAACCCACGCTAAAGTGCCACCAGCAAGACCAGCAGATAAAAGAAAACCAGCACCGCCCGTGCTGCCAGCAGTATCTTCTATTTGTAAGGGTTTGAGGCGGCAATTTGTAGTTACTTTACCGCCAAAAGAACTTAAATTAATATCAGCGGAGGTGACGTTCATATCTATATTATTTATTCCTCCATCCAGAACGATTCCGTCGGTCGCTGTAATATTTATCGCCCCAAAAACACCAGTAGCAGAAAGATTCAAAGCATCGACACAAGAAACGGTCGTAGTTGCGGTATTACTCATTCCGCCCGCCGATATGGTATTGGTTTGGGGCAGACTACTTGTCAGTAGAATATTTGTATTTAATGCGGAGTTTCCAGCATTTAAAACTGTCTGAAGGTTTCCACCACCAGCACCGGTAGGTCCAGTTGCTCCGGATTGTCCGGTAGGACCGGTAGGTCCGACATATGACGGACCAGATTGTCCGGTTGCTCCGGTAGGACCGGTAGGTCCGGTTGCTCCGGTTGGACCAAAGGGAAATCCGCTTACATATGTTAGATTACAGAGGTCATCACCCACAGTAGGTAGGATAGGTGTTTGAGGGCAATCAGACCCAAAATAATTAGAACCGGTATATACATTCGTGCCTGCCATAACGGCGGCATAACCATTATTAGGGATACTCGCCATTTTATTATATAATATGATGAGTATTTGTTTTTATTATTAATCTTATCTACCGATAATTTTGTTCCACAAAATCTCTCGGCGTTAAGAAAAAGTTCCATTAGGAGTTCCGATAGGAGTCCAAAATGTGTTTGTCAGGTCACCTATAAACTGCTGTGCCATATTCGGTTGTGGTAATGTGAAGTTGGTGTATGTGGAGGTCAGATATTTAAAATTGCCTGAATAAACGCAATCATCACCCACTAATGTATGACTCCATAACTTAACATTCGCGTCGTATGAGGTCTTCCACTCCGCCTGAAAATATGATATTCCTGTGATATATCCTGACGCCCCGTAGGTGGTTGGATTGTCGTAGTCATCCCAAGTAGTTTGTCCCGTATTAACCCGACATCCATTCGTATTTATAACGCCGAAATGTGTGCCGTCATAAAAAGTGCTATTCCGGGAGGAGGGGTCGTAGAAAGTCGCCATTCCGACGAGACCTGTATCGCTCGAGTTCGCAGGGGTGCTTGCTTCTATATATGTGCTATAATTTTGCCCGCCGGCAAGAGCAGTAAAACCACCTGTAAGAAATAACAGATTTGAGTAAGGGGTATTTATGATTGACTTAACGTAGTAGTCCAATAAGTTCCCTGCGACAATATCCCAAGTAGAAAGAACACCATCAAAACGAGCACAATAATTAAAAGGACTACCGCTGACTTGAGTAAAATTACCACCAATCCAGACGTTGCTGCCGACTGAATCATAATATACAGAATTAACAGGACCGTCCGTTCCTCCACTAAAAGTGCCGTAGGTTTGAGTGCCTGTCGCCACGAACGCATTTGCCATAAAGAATAAATATGGAACCGGATTAGAGTTTGTATCGACCGTAAAGTTTCCACCGACAATTAAATTACCCCCAGTAACCCCCGCGATGGAATAAACTCCTCCACCGGGAACAACAGTTACACCTTGAATCGGGGGAGAGGCGGAGGAGTCCTCCATCAGGGAAAGGGTTGGTGTCCCCCCACCGTTTAAATCGAACCGACAAATACCGGATTGGACGTGTCCATCAACGGTAGTAAATTGACCTCCAACAAACATAGTGTCGCTCTCTTCATAATAACAAAATGCTCCTTCACCACCACCACCAAGAGTAAAACTGTATAGGTCGGGCGACTGAAATAAATCATTTCTAACAAAAATCCCACCAGCAAAAGTAGAATACCAAACTCTACCGTAACTGTCTCTATAGAATGAAATCACGCCTGGAGCGTCGGTTGAATCACCATACGCCGACCAGGTATGATTCGCCACAACACCGTAATTAGCACAGGTAAGACGCCCAAACGTGACAGCAGGGGGAGGAGCAGTAGCAACATTTATCCCCCCATTAGTCAGCACAAAATCAGGGTAAAAGTTATGATTCGCCAGAGTGGTTGTCAATCGAGTTGATGACCCCGAAAGTTGAGAAAGATTCACAAACCCCGACCCAGGATTTAAAGCAATACCTAAATTAGCATAAATCGTAGTAGAGTTGGTCGCGTTTTGGATAAGTAGTGACCCTGCTCCAGTTTTAGTGATTGTGGTTGGTGTATAATTCATACCACTTGTGGCGTTATTATTTGTAAAACCTAATTCCGTCATACTGGCGAATATAGCACCAACGCTGGTGTCTTGAACCCTAATAAGTGACGCACTCATAGATGCTTGTGATGTGGCGGGGACGTTGATTAGGGTTATATTACCGGTTGTTCCTGTGACGGATTGAGTGCCGAGTGAGAGGGTGCTTGTGAGGGGTGCTAATAAACTGACAATAGGGATTGCTGCTGTGCCGGTGACACCGATATTCAGTCCTGGAGTGATACTCGTTACAACGCCACCCGCACCAGTAGGACCGGTAGGTCCAACAAATGACGGACCGGATGCTCCAGTAGGACCGGTAGGACCGGTAGGACCAGATGGACCGGTAGGTCCGGTTGCTCCAGTTGCTCCGGTTGCTCCGGTTGCTCCGGTTGGACCAAAGGGAAATCCGCTTACATATGTTAGATTACAGAGGTCATCGCCCACAGTAGGTAGGATAGGTGTTTGAGGGCAATCAGACCCAAAATAATTAGAACCGGTATATACGTTCGAACCCGCCATAACGGCGGCATAACCATTATTCGGAATTGATGCCATTTTATATATGAATTGGATATTTGTTTTTATTATTAATCTCTCGGCATATTGAAAAAAAAGTGCTTACCTTCACTCTTTTTCTTACCTGTTTAATCGTTCTCATCATAGTCCGGTCCGAAGTCGAGGCGTTTGTCTTCAATTGGCACCTGCTTCCAGCAGTCTCGGCAATATCCGTCTAAACGGCAGCAGAACAGGTGAAGGTCGGGGCGGTCAAGTGGTTCGTCGTATTGAAGTCCGGTCTTTCCGCAAGTCACGCATTCGTGTTCTTCTTCTTCTTCTTCTTCTTCTTCCTCCTCCTCGTCGTCGCAATCCACGCAGGTATAACTGTCAGGGTAAAGGACGCCACCCGTGTAGCAGTATCGGTGACATTCATCGCAGGTGTGGAATTGTGTCACACCAGTCTCCGTCTGGGTCTTCAAAATCTCCGTCGCCACATCAGCGTCACCACCACACATATTCCTTATGAGAGCGAAGTGTCCGGTCATCGTATTCGTATTCGTAATCGTAGTCATCGTATAATTGTCTGGTTAGAGGCACTACATACTCCATAATGTAGAAATATCATTTCAATTTTTTCTGGATTCAATTGAAATGCTAATATCATCATATTTATTTTTATGCTTGGATAATTTTTGAGAAAGGAGAGTTTGGTCGCGTGACTGAATCAACGATTTCGTAATGACTGGCGTTGCGTTCATCTTCAGCAACTTCATCATATTCTTCGTCTTCTTCTTCTGGAGTGAATAATTCCAAGTAGCAAGTCACGCACAATCGTTCGGTAATGAGTTCTTCACAGCGGTCACAGAAGTTTTGGTTTGAGTTAAACTGCTCTAAATTATCGAGTGTAATTTGTTGTGTTAGTGCGTGGTCGCGTGCGGTGCGGATAAGTTCCTCGAGTTCCTCGACTCGACGCGTGAGTTGGTTGATTTTGTTTTGTGCGAGCGTAAGTTCGTCCATAAAAGTAGGTCTGTATATATATGTTCGAGAGATTTATGTTTATTTCAATTTTATTGTAAAAAAAAGGACACCCTGTCCTTGTGTCTGGTGACTTACCTATGGTCGAGGTCGATGAATCCGAATTGTCGCTGTTTTTCTTTGATTGCCAAGACTCGAAGATTTTCGCTGGGAGGGGGTCGTCCGATTGTGAGTCGAGTCGCACTCTCAAAGGCAAAAGTCAAAGGATAGTCTTCGCTCCAGGCGACCCTATACCGGAGGTAAAACATTTCCTTCGGCATTATGAGTTTCTTCCCGTTAGAGCAGTCATAGACCATATCATCAACTTCGACCCAAACGTGCCACATAGGCATTCCGCGACAGTCATCGGTCTCCGACCATTCGGCAAGTCTGCTTCTCATCTCGCCGTGAATGAACTTGGCACCTTTCTTCATCATTTTTAGATAGACCGCGAAGTTTTCGTCAAAGCAGTTTCCGAGGCGTTCTGACGCCGGAGTGTCTTCTGGGTAGAGGGGGGTGGAATTGATGATAAACTTACCTTTGTATTTTGTGTGAGCGAGGTCGTGGAGAAAGTCATCTCTTAATTCATCAACAACGCAATTATAATTTTGTCTGCTGGTTCTGGTATTTTCCATTCGAATTGTGTCTTGTGTAGGAGCGTATAATATGGTAGAAAGAGAAAAATCGATTTCAATTTTTTTGGATTGATATGGGATTGGAATTATCATAAAAAAAAAGGAGCAACGACCGCTCCGGTGTGTGACTTACTTAAATCTCCTGAAATACCATCTCCAGGAAGAGGTGATGGTCTTGAATTGACATCATTCGAATCCAGTTGTCATTTGTCAGGTCATCGTGGTTGTAGGAACCTGTTCTGTCGCGGATGTGAGAGAAGTATTGGGGGAGGTGAGGAAATGCTGGTGAATAGACTGCGGGTGGGTAAGTGGGGAGAGCGTCGGAGGTGATGGTGGTGGGTGCGAGTGGTTTTCGTTCGCAGATTTCCCACTCTTTAAATGAGTGGTAGTGTGGGTTGTTTTCGCCGAGGTCGGCGGGATGAGTCCATTCGTTCGGTGTTTGAAGAGCGAACTTTGCTCCATATGACTCGTAATGTATTGTGATGCCGAGAAGTGTGTGGAACTTCGTCTCTGGTCCTGTATTTGCCTTCATCCAGGTTTTTTTGGGTTTGGTGACAATTCGTCCGCCGTTGTGCCACGCCTGATGTTTGTCGCCCTCCTCGTGAGTCTTCCAATTTTTGGATAGGATATTTTTTGAACCGCAAACGCAGTTCCAGGTGGCGTTTGGGGTGTAGGGAGACCCCCATCTTCCGACTGCGTGTCTGGCGATGAAGGGGCAAACTTCAGGTGACACGTCAGTATGGTATAAGTCGTTCTGTTTCATTTGTAATTCCAACGCTCGTCGGATGATTGGTCTTCGGGCGGGATGTTCCATCGCCATCCATTCGGCAAGTGTGACATTTGCTTCATCACAGGCGGTATTGATTTTGCTGTATCCTTCGTATGCTATTTGGACTTCGGGGCGATGACGGTGTTGAATGTCGCGGCGTGCTTTCGCATCAATATAAAGTAACCATTCTCCGGGCGTGAGTTCGATACTTCCTTCTGGGACTTGAAATGGTGCTGGGACGGCGGCAGGGCGGAGGGATGGATTTTTGTGGAGGTCGCGGAGGGCATTCATCGCCTCGAGATACTTACCTTCGGGCATTTGGTCTTGGAGGTCTTCGACGAGACCCATAAGAGTTGCGAGATTGGGATTGACAGACATTATAGTTCCTTGTTGGGACGCTGATGTAAATAGGTAAGAGAAAAATCGATTTCAATTTTTTCTGGTTTTCTATGTTTTTGGACGGATGATGAATCTTTTTGAGATGAGAAGAAAGAGTAAGAAGAGAAAATCTCTCGGAAGATGAAAAAGAAAGGTAAAAAAAGATAGAAAAAGATAGAACTAAAAGATGGCGTAGTCCCCCCCGAAGGGGGGGTTGGGTCGCTTCGCTCCGCCGACCCTGTTTTCTCACACTATTTTCTCACATTCTCACAATCTCACAATCTCACAATCTCACAATCTCACAATCTCACATTCTCACCGATTATTGGTTGATAATACACGGTAAATATATTAATATATTTACCGTGTATTATCAACCAATAATCGGTGAGAATGTGAGATTGTGAGATTGTGAG